CGACGATCCCGCCGTGGACGCTCGATGCGTTCGACGTGTTGTCGATCATCGGGTAGGGGACGGTGAGGGACTCCATCGGCACGACGCGGGCGCGGGAGCGGACCACGGCCATCTCCAGTGCGACGCGCAGGAGTTCGGCGCGGAGCACCTCGGGGATGAGGAACCCGCCGTCGGACGGAACGGTGCTGCCGAACGCGTTCTGGATCTTCTTGATGTCCGAGCGAGCGGCGAGGGACTCCTGCGTGTTCGCGCCCTGCCACGTCAGGGACAGGTAGTCGCCCCAGTTCCCGTACGTCTTGTCGAGGGCCGCGCCCGGGGCCTTCGCGTTGTAGTGCTTCGACCGGGCGACAGGCGGCGCGGTCGGGTCCAGGTTGAGACGGTTGATGCTGTTCAGGAGCTTGTCGTCGCGGAGGATGTCCGCGAACTGCCGCTGCGTCTCGTCACGGATCTGGTCCGCGATCCCGGGGTCCTTCGCCGACTGCGCCTTCGCGTAGCCGGTGATGAACTCCTGCAGGCTGTCCTTGTCCTTCGCGATGGCCTTCAGCGTCGCAGTGTCGCCGAGGGCGTCGGCGAGCTCGTCGGCGTCGCGCGGGATTGTGGGTGTTGCCACTGGTGCCTCCTTCAGGCTTCCGTCGCCGCGCTGGACGACGCTTCAGGGTTGGTGAGGTGGGCGAACGCTGTCGTCCACGGGTCGGGTTCGGGCTGGAGAAGGTGGGCGAAGGCGCCCGCCCACTCGTCCACCGGCTCAGGCTCGGCGGGCTCCACCGCGGCTACCGGCTCGGGGACAGCCGGGGCTTTTGGCTCCACCACGGGCTCCGGCTCGATGACGGGCTCGGCCTCGGCCGGGGCCTGCACTGCGGCGCGCAGTCGCGCCACGAGGTCCTCGTCGACGGCGCCCTCAATGCTGATCGTCAGCGACGACTCGGCCACGGCCACCGGCGCCGGTGCGGGCGCCTCCTCGCGGCCTGCGTACCGGAACACCGACAGGTCCCACGATGCGGCCACGGCCATCTCGTCGGGCGCGTTCTGGTCCTGCTTGGACGGCTCGTCGATCTCGTCCGCGAGCCCGGCGTCCACGGCCTCCTGAGCGGAGTACCAGGTCTCTTTCGCCATTGCAGCGCGCCAGTCTTCGACGCTTCCGCCTGCTCGCGCTGCGTAGATCCCGGCGATCTTGTCCGACTGCCGGTCTAGCAGGTCAGCGAGCTCTCGAAGGTCCGAGGCGTTTCCGACACACAATCCACTGGCCTCGTGGATCATGAACTCCGCAGCTTGCCGGACTACGATCCGGTCTCCGGCCATGGCGATGACGGAGGCGATAGACGCGGCGAGGGAGTCGACGTAGACGGTGACGTTGGCGGGGTGCGACCGAAGCGCATTCATGATCGCAATTCCGTCGAACACCCCACCACCAGGCGACGACAGATGCAGGTTGATCTGGCTCGCCTGGAGTTGCTTCAGGTCGCCGACGAAGTCCTCGGCCGTGGTGCCGAGCCAGCCAATCTCTCCGTACAGCATCACGTCGGCCTCGCCGCCCGCGAGGTTGTTGATGCTGTACCACTTCTTCTCGGACGCGAGCCGCGCCCGGAACCTGGACGGGTCAAATGGCATCGACTCCGGCCCCCTTTCTGGTCACGAGGTAGGCCGCAGCCGCGACCATGCGATCGGGGTTGTCCCGGAAGGCGCCGAGCCCCACGTTGCAGGGGGCGCATAGCAGGCCACGCACGCACTCGCCGCACGACTTGCCGCCAGGGCAGCAGGCATGGTCATGGTCGACGTTGAGCAACTGGGAACGATTGCCGGGCCTGTCTGTGCCGCAGATCGCGCACCCGCCGCCTTGCGCCTGAAGAAGCGCGGCGTACTGCTCCTTGCTCAGGGTGTACTTCTGGCGGATGGCCCTGTAGGCGTAGTGCTCGCGATTCTCGGCGTAGCGCCGCCGCATGCTGGCTTTATTGGCTTCCGTGTACCTGGCCGTGTTGGCATTGTTGGCCAGTCGGCAGGGGTCGCAGGCGGTCTCCCGCTTGGCCCGATGCGCCTGATATCCGGCGAGGGTCCCGGTGCGCCCCTGGGGGTACTTCTTCGTCGCCTGGAAACAGGCAGGGGTAACCTCAGTCATGTCGATCTGCTCTCTCAGGTCGGCCACGCCCCGGGAGCGTTGGCGCGCTCGCCGGGGTCCATTGTCGTTACGCCTGATTCTACCGTTTCCGCAGGTCAACCACGTTGCCGAATAGGTAAGTTGAGGCTCGGGGCACAGCGTCAGAAGCGTCATTCGTTGCCCCCCGTCGTGTCCCAGAAAGCGGTGACCGTGCCGCGGCAGCGGATGCCGCCCTCGCACGCGTGGTACGGGCCGGCCCCGTAAGCGGCCGTGACGTCGGCGAGCGAGGTGAAGTTGGTGCCGTCGATGGCGCGGCACGGATCGCATGTGTTGGTGTCGTTCTTCTCACTGGCGACCCACCGCGCGGTCGGCGCGGCTTCGAGGGTGGCGATCCGTCCGGTGTTCTGCGCGCGGTGGATGGCGCCGCCGAGCTGGTCCCGCTTGAACACGCCCTTGATCTTGCGGAGCGTGTTCTTCACCGCGTTCGCGACGTCGGAACCGGACACCCCAGGAACGAAGCGGCGCACCGCTTCCTGCGCGGCCGTTGATGCGAGGCCAGAGGCAATCAGCGAGGCAACGGCCGTGGCGATCGAGGTGAGTTCGTCGCCGAAGTTGATGATCTGGCCCGGGCGCAGGCGCGCGGACAGCGACTCGTCGACCTGGGGGGCCGTCACCTGCACGCCCTGCTTGCGGGCTTCGTCTGCCATGCGGTCTGCGGCCTGCTGCGCCGCGGCCGCGAGCGCGGTCCGAACGGTGTCGGCGGCGCGGCTGGAGTCGAGGGTGAGCTCGGCCAGCGCTGCTGTGTCGTCGTCGCTGATGGCCTGCTCGATCTGGGTGCCGAGCTGGTCGATCCACGCGTCGTCGATCGGGGCGAAGTCGGTGAGGAGCACGGTGAGGGCGGTCTCGTGGTCCTGCTGCATCTGCTCCAGCGGATCGACGGCGGCATTGCGCGGGCCCGGGGCCCGCCCGAACAGCCCAGCAACTGCCTCATCCCACGACGCCGCAGGAGCGCCAGGAGCGGCCGTCGGCAGCACGGGCGCAGGGGCCCGGCGCATCGCCGGCAGGCCGACCGCGGAGAGGATGTCGTCCGCGTCCCACAGCTGTGCTTCCGCGAGTTCCTTCGCGGCCTTGGCGCGCGCGGCAAGCTGTACCGACTCGGTCTCGACGTCCGTGGGTACCGGGTCGCAGTAGTCGAACTCCAGGCTGTCCGCGGCGCGCCCGTACATGGGGAGCAGCTCGTGGTTGAGCGCGGCCTTGATGCGCTCCAGGCGGGGGATGGTCTGCTGCTCCGCGAACCACGCCTTCGCCGCGAGGGCGGACGCCCTGTTGATGTCCTCGAAGTCGCCGATGGCGCTCTTCGAAATGCCGTACGCCTCGCGGACCCGGTCCGCGGTCGCGCCGCGCAGCTCGACGAACTGCATGTCCCGCTGGCTGATGGTGCGGTCGATCCACTTGCCCTGTTCGAGGATCGCCACCCGGTGCGCGTTCGCGACCCCTTTGTGCTGCTCGGCCCACCGGTCCCGCAACTCGGTGAACTCCTGGTCCGACAGTCGCTGGTCGAATTGCAGGATCCCGCCGGGCTGCGCGCTGTTCATGAAGAACGCGCGTGACCACTCGGCCGCATACCTCGACGTGTCGAGGTCGGGCAGGATCGACAGCACTGGGGACAGCCCGCGGTACGGGTCCAGCGGGTTCGGCCGGCGGAGTTGGATGACCTGGTCGAGTTCGAGGGGGACCTGCTCGCCGTCGGGCGCCGTGTAGATGTAGCCCTTGAGGAAACGCTCGCGGTCCGGGACCGGGGTCATGCGGTCGGGGCGGACGGGCCACAGTTCGAGTGGCAGCGTGGATGCGGCGTTGCGTCCGATGACCCACCAGGATTCGCCGGTGAGGTCGTAGTGCTGGGTGGACGACTCGACGAACTCCTGCCGCGGCATGAATCCGTTGGGCTTCCGCCACAGGTCGAGCGCGGCATGGCTCGTGACTTCGACGCGGTCCTCGGCGCGGCCTGACTTGGCCTTGCGGTACAGCTTCCAGTCGACGAGCGCGGTCGCGTTGGAGGTGCGGTCGACGATCGCGAAGAGCGTGGACACCGCGGACATGGCCCGCATCTGGCCTTCTGCGTCACGGCGGGCGCCGAACATTCCGTACGACTGTGCGCGGCTGGTGTACGGGATGGGCAGGTCGGGGGTGCGGAGGCTGGCGGCTGCGTTGGCGAGGGAGCCGAAGAGGGTTCTTCCCACTCGGCACCTCCCTCACGTCAGTCGCTGTCGAGCACCCATTGCAGGACGCAGGTGAGGAGTCCTCCGGTGATGAGACCGACCCCGGTTCCGAAGATATTCCAGCATCCTGCTGTGATGAGTGTAAATCCTCCTGTCAACATGGATGCTGGCCGCAAATCTTTCAGCTTCTTGGGGTTCACTCG